CGTGACCACGATCCAAAGCGGTCGCCAAAAGCTGCTTGGCGTGATCCGCTCCATGGTTCATTACGTCTAGAAGTATCTGCATAGGCTTGTCGCGTAGGCCCAGGGCAATTGAGTCGTCCCGCTCCACCCTGTAGAAGTCTGCGCTGGCATAGGTGCCGTCCTCTCCAATGGCGTCTTGTGCTGCAAAGTAATCCATGATCTAGGTCCTCTCTGTGTTTAGGAACTAATAGTATATAGACCCCCTGTATGTATGGCTAGATTCTTGCCGCAGATATCATAGGGTATTGAAAACGGCTTTTGTCGGGAGGATGCGCAATAGTATCCATTATTTATTAAAGGACCTACCCCTATGTAAGGGTGAAGAAATAGCACCCATAGGGGTATATGGATAAATAAATAATTATAACTAAACCTTTATAGTATTATATTAGTGTGTATATAGGGACTGTAAGCTGCGGCGCTGCTGGGAAGCTCGCCACTATCGGGAGCCGCTCTAGTAGGTCATTGGTACTCGGCGATCAGAGCCATCGTTTGTGCTCCCTCCCTCCGGTGTGGGTGAGATGCTGCAACATACTCGAGGGGAGGGTCTGCTAAATGGTCGGAGACGCTTCGGAAATTTCTTTCATAGCATCTTTCATGGCAGTTTTATAGCAAATTGCCAGACGCATCGCTCGAGCCTACTGTGGTCAAGGCAATGCGAGCGGGCCCGTCTTGAAATTATTTTGGCTGAAACCCTTGCATCTGATGTTAGAAGCATCTAGTATTAGCAACATAGACACATCAGACACGCAGGGGAAACGACATGAATCACATCGACCACAACAACGCCAGCTTCGACAGAAACGTGCTGCTCCGTGGCTATTACTGCCAGCGTGGCGCGGACGTCCTGTTCTACGGGAAAGCGGTTGGAAACGACGTCCATGTTATCGCTCATGACCGGGATGGATATTGGGAGTTCACGCAGAAGCACGTTCTCCCATATCGGTCAGTCGAGAGCTGCATCGACAGTCTGGCAGAATCAGTTGAGTCCGACAACGCCTACAGCTGGTATGCTGACAGCCTGGATTGAGACCGACGAAAGGGGCCTTCGGGCCCCACCGTTTGCAAAAAACATCTAAGAAAAGTGAAATAATCGTTGCACCTAGAGTAGATGCGTCATATAGTTACTACATACTAAACAAGCACGCAGGGGACAGGACATGGACTACAAGACGATCTACGAAGAAGCCAAGCAGTTCGGCGAGACCAACGACTGTGCTGTAAAGGCTGCCGCCATTGCTACCGGAACTGAATACGCTCGCGTACATCGCCTCTTCGCTATCCAGGGACGCCGCAATCGCTGTGGAAGCCAGCAGCACTGGACGCCAGCTGTACTGGAGCACCTGGGCTATGAGATGGAGAACATCACTACAATCGCCCGTCTTCGTGGGGCTCGCACAGTACGCTCAGCAGAGCGAGTGCTGGGCAGCGGAACGTTCCTGGTCCGTGTCCGCGGTCACATCCTGTGCATCAAGGATGGCGAGGTTCAGGACTGGACAGCAGGTCGCCAACATCGCGTCAAGGCAGTCTATCGGGTATCCAAGGTGGGCGAGGAAGCGCCGATGATTAGCGAGCCTAGTGTGGTCAGGGTGACAGTCAATCCTGAAGTGAAAACAGGTAAAGCTGTCCCAATGGGCAAGCGGTCAGTCAAGAGCCAGATTCACGGCATAGCGAACGAAATGTGGAACGCCGCAGGGTGCCCGACAGACGTTGCTGTACTGCGCAAGCTCCGCAAGACAATGATGGATGTCTTAGAGCAGCAAGGCGTCAAGCGTACAAGCGCCAGCACTGAGCTGGGCCAATGGCAGAAAGGCGTCCTGTAAGGGCGCCAAGGAGACTGATATGAAGCACTACTGGTTGATCTGTGACCTGAGACACAACGAGATAGAGCACCTGCTGCGGGCGAATGACGTATTCCTGGTGTCTGAGGACGGGCCGCACCTTCTCATCACTACAGAGCCCGACACAGCCGCCAGCCTTGCATCCCAGGCGTGGAGGTTGGTGCCTTGGTGCTATTGCGAGGTGAGAGAAGCGAGCGACGAAGAAATCGAGGACTTACTGTAACCGGGCTCTCCGGAGCCCCTCGTCCCTGGAGGGATAGATGACATACGAACAAGCGATGCACCTCATTCGGATTGGTCTGCGCCAGGCGTGCATGACCGATGTGGTAGAGGGTGCCAACATATCCCCGGCAACGTACTATCGCTGGTGTGACAGGGTCGTTGGACGCCCGCACCTGGCAACGTTCGTCAAGCTGTGCGCCTACTTCGATATCGACATCAGCATGGAGGAGCTGAAACGGATCTGCTAATTGCGTCCCCTGCTTGGCCCGCCACCCGGCGGGTCTTTTTTGAACTATTTTGCTCCTCCCTATTGCAGAAGCATCTGAAGCGTCATATAGTATGTTCACAGTTAAGCAATACCGCTTAACTGGAACTGAAGGAAAACGATATGTCAGACGCACTTTACGAAGCTCGCCACAACCTGATCCAGCAACTGGCAGCGGTTGAGGTTCAGATCGCTCGTGCCTACGTCAACAGCAAGGACAACGAAGCCGAGCTGGATGTCCACGCGGTCAGCCAAATGAACATGGAAACCGTTCGAGAGGACCTGGAGGATGCTATCGAGCACCTTTTGAACTGCCCGCTCATGCTGATGACTGAGGCTATGGATGCCGCTGGCTACACCTCTGATGACATCCATGACGCCTTTGACGCTGGCGACAAGTGGGTGTTCGTATGCGAGGATCAGGCAGAGGGCGGATACATGGTAGGCCAGTTCACCAAGCCGACAGCAACTAAGGCAGGTGACTACTACGGTGAGCCCCTGTCAGAGGGTGCTGATCTTCCTGTAGCGATTGCGATCGCCAAGGCGGTAGTCAAGGCCGCTAGCAAATAAAGTGGAAAAAGGGTGCGAAAGGACTTGCACCCGTTCCTAGATGCTTCATATACTGTGCCTACAGTAAACAAACGGAGACGAAAGATGTTCAACCAAATCGCTAAAGAGATCGCTCGCAAGCTGGGTCAAGCTGGTGTTCAAGCTCAGGTGATTACGAACCGCGACGGTAGCATCTGCGTTGACGCGGAATGCGATGTAACAGCCCGCGACGTGCTGGGCATGGATCGCTTCCGTGATTACTACAACGACGTCGAAGTCACTATCATCTAAGGGGAACGAACATGGTCACTTTAATCCTTATCGCTTGCGTCGTATCCGGCCTCGGTATTGCCCGTGGCCTGTTCGGCATCTCGATCTTCAACTAAGGAGCAGTCATGAAAAAGTACACAGCACAGATCGCCCGTCCCTGCAACCTGCACAGCGCCAGCGAGGCTGCCAAGAACTGGAGCGAGACGATGGAGATGCGTATTGTGGTCACTGACCAGGGTCGTGTATGGGTCAAGAAGGAGCGCCACGAAGTTGGTGTTATCAACTTGAAGCCTGCTGGCGGGAAGTGGGAGCGTCACAACGTCAGCTTCAGCAAGCGGATCACTGTAGAGCAGTGGCTCAAGCAGGTGGGCGCAGTGCCTGCCGAGTTCAAGGGTGGACCGAGGGGTGTTGTATGATCAACGCATCGGATGAGGAAGTGCTCGCTCTCTTTGAGCGGGTACATGGCGAAATGACCCTGTCGTGCAGTGCAGAGATCATTCACGACGAGGAGTGGAACGTTGTCGCTGTTGCGTGTATGAAGGATGGCGGGGAAGCATGGCGTGCGACCCTTCCTGAACTGTTGCTGGACTTGTATGTGATGGACAGAGGAGCGGGAAAGTGAAGCAGATACCTGGTTGGCAGTGTTCTGACGGGAAGTGTTTCTTCAATCAGAAGGACGCCGAGACACACGAAACGATGATTGCAGTTGAGCACTGGCTGCAAGATGACCCCTCGTTCTTTCACGGAGGGCTAGCAGGGGTGGATGACGCCAAGGAGCTTATGGAGTTCCTTCAGCGTAACGAGGAGAACATACTGAAGCTCATGAACTGGCGCCCTCCCCGCCCGTGCAAGTTCCAGGACCTCATAGGTGGCGGGTATCGTTGCACTGTCTGCGATAAGACGTTCGATGATATCACTCCGAAGTGTTTGAAGGATTGGTAATTGTGATTCGTCGCTGAACCGGGCTACTATGCAAGCGGGCAATCCTGCCCGCACAACTGGAGAAATGATATGCGCTATATACTGGCATTGATCGTTCTGCTGCTCGCTGTTCCGAGCTATGCAGGGGAAGCGGTGTCGTCCCTGAGCTGGACTGCGCCTGAAACCCGCGTCGATGGGACGCCGATTACAGCGAGCGAGATCGCGGAATACCGAGTCTACCACGCAGTGGACGCAACCGAACCGCTGAGCACGGCAAGTGACAGCATTGTGGTCACTGCGGATGCCACGGAACGGGATGTCACGTTGCAGCTTGACCCGCGCCCCGAGCCTTATGTCGTATCGTTCGCGATCACTGTAGTGGACACGGAAGGGAGGGAATCCGAGTTGTCGGAAACCGTATCCAAGACGTTCAACGTGTTGAGCACTTCCCCGCCTATGCCACCCACAAACGTGACGATCACGATTGCTTGCGGTACTGGTTGCGAAGTGAGGGAAGTTCAAGTAGAGTAGTCTGTCTGCCCAGTGCCAATGGTGGTGCTGGGCGCACTTGGAGAACGACAATGCAAATGACAAGCGAAGCACGTGAGCAACTGAGTGAACTCCTAGACGATGCGGGCGACGATATGTTCGCGCTGGTTGAGGAGTATCCAAATCACGGGATCTGCTATAAGTGCGGAAACCTTCAATCTGGTGTAGAGCCTGACGCTGAGGGCTATGAGTGTGATGAATGTGGTGCTCGTGCTGTGGGTGGGCTGGAGATGGCGATGGTGGAGCTAATATGAGACTCTGGATGGTTCCACTCCGCCTGATGTGTGATAAGCACCTTCGCGGGGAGCACGTAGAGACCCACATGTTCGTCGGTTCTATCCGCAAGGGTAAATCGATGGCAGGCTTCATCGAAGACGGTCTGCTGCATGTGGCAAGCATAAAGGAACGCCACGACGCTATCGCCCAGGAGATGGTAGACAGGGGCGGGAATCACGAAAGCCCGCTTGTGTTCGACGGTAGGCGGTATGTGGGCGACGATAACAGAATAGATGTGCAAGCAAACATCCGTGAGCTTGCACGCCGCTGTCCCGACTGCTATGACCGCATACACGAGGAGGGGTATGATCTGCCTTTCCCAAGGGGCGGGGATAAAGTGTTCGAATGGGAGGGGCAATGGTACGTCCAAATGACGGGCCAGTGGTTGACCACACCCTACCCGAAACGAGACAAGGCGCTGGCAGCACTGGAAAAGATGCGCCGTAGAATGACGCTGAGGCGACAAGGGCGCTTGTAAAGTTCTTGCAACAGGTGCGCGACTGTGTTTTACTGTGCAGTCCGTAGAGGAGAAACGTTATGAGTGAAGCGATGTTAGAACAACTACTGGAGCTCATTGACGCGAAGATTGACGAGCGCCAGTGTGAGCTCATGGGTGGAGATTCGATCGTTGAATGCAACCGTTTCTTCGCACTGAAAGAAGACTTTATCAAGCAACACATCCGCGGCGAGGTGATCGACTGTGACGGATAAGAAGCAACTGATTGTCCTGGGCGCTACAGGTGCGGGGACAGTGCGCCGAATCGCAGGAAAGCTCATCACGGACGCCGGGTTTGAGGTTGTTGAAGCAGATCTTGAGGGGCATGGGCGAAGGATCGAGAAGGAGCTTCAGGAGCTTGCTCGTCGGGAAGTACGGGAGATGAACCGGTCGCCTCTGGCGGGATATGAGCGTCGGAACAAGTCCGACCGGAAGCGAAACAAGTCTGAACGGTGGCGCTGATGGACGGGGAATTCCTGTGGACCTGCGTACTGCATATGACGCTGGCTTCGTACTTGCACGCACAGCCGAAAGCTGATCAGCAGGTCAAGCGGATGGCGAAGCGTTATATGAAGCAGGTTCCGAACAGTAACAAGCTCGCGAAGAGGACACTGCGTAATGTGGTTAAAACGAATCATCCAGCTCGCCTCGTGCAGATTGCCTACGACGAGCTCATTGGAGAGTACAATGCCAGTATATCTGCGGATTGATAATTGCCAGCAATGCCCGCACCGAGGGCACAAGGGCGGGTTCGGGGCGATAGCCTATGTCCCGACGTGCATGAAGGTCGGCCGCGATCTCCCCTACAGCGTTGGCTGTGCCGGCCCTGCTCGCTATGGTTCGCCCATAGCTGTAGCAACACAGAAACCGGGCATCCCTGAGTGGTGTCCATTGCGTGACACCAACAAGGAGAACAAGAGTGAAGACTAAGATCATCAAAGTGAAGTCGGCCAAGAACATTACTGAGCGTCTTGCAGGCAAGGGGACGTTCCGCATCACAGGGCCTTCGAAGCGTACTGGCGAGCGTGTCAGCATTGAGTTCGAAGGGACAAGGGAAGAGGCAGAGAAGGTGGAGCTGAAATGAACCCTCTTAGACCGGTCGTGCAGCTCTTTGAGCACCTGCGCAGACGGCGTGAGGCACGAAAACACCTGCGCCAACTGCTACGCCATAACAACGGATACACGTTTGCCATGAGCGAGTATTTCGACGGGAATGCGTCTATACTTGAGCTCGAGGCGTGCGTGGAAACGTCCAGAACCTTTCATTCATACGATGGCTTCGACGATGGGGTTGAAGCCGCAATTCGCAAACTGAACTCAATGGGGTTGCCCAATGTCTACGAACCAAGTAAATGAACACAAGTTCGATTTCAAGCTGCCAATGTTCCCGAACCAGACTGTTGGCGATAACGGTATGCCGTGCGAACTCACAATGGATGGGCAGCCTCTGAGGGGTGTCACCTCGCTGAACGTCAAAGCCGGCTCAAACGGATTCACCAATGTGGCTATCGAGTTCGAGTCAAGCTGTGCAGTGCAGTTCGCAGGTCATCTGATTGCTACTACCACAGGTATCGGGGACGAGGAGCAAGCCCTGCTCCTGGCTTCTCTGTATCGGGATGCGAAGGCTGAAGTAGACTCTTTCCTTGACGCGGAGGGCGAGGACTTGGATGCGAACTATATGGCCCAGGCGGATCTCGTGCGCCGTATTATTGAGCTCGGTATCGAACGTATCAAGTGAACGTTAAATTATCTTAACGCGCCCTTGCGATAAGAAATGTTCTTGTGCTGTAATACGCAAACGTCAGCCGGCGGAGCAACAGTAAGGCTATCCAGGAAACGATAGCAGACCTGTGAGGACGCCGGACACCCGCGCCGCGACGGGAATGACAATACACATATCGCGGTCAAAGCCGGTGGTCTTGCGTCCTTTGACGTTGGAGCCGGACGGGGCTGCACAGAGCGCCGACGGAAAGAAGTACCTGTGACGATAATGAGTGCTTGAGTGCGCAGACGGCGCCCTGTTGGGCGGTCAGGCGTAACACTGGCGAGTCTGCGGGTTACGACGCAGTATGACCACAAGCAAGTTCAAGACACTCTTAGCGGCAGGTCCTGCCATGTGGTATGGGCCTGCCCTTCACTTACAGGAACGAACGATGAGAAAGCACAACCACTATTTCAAGCCAGTAGCGCACCTCACAGAAGTTGACGTGTATCGGACTTGTGACCTTTACAAGGTGGACGATCCGAGTGGGGCGACCCAGCACGCAATCAAGAAACTCTTGCTCCCTGGAGGGCGCGGTGTAAAGGACCGCATGAAAGATCTCCAGGAAGCACGTGATACCCTCGATCGCAAGATTGAGATGATGCAAGAGGATGAACGGGCAGAAGAACTGCCTGAAGCCTGAGGAGGCCATATGGACTACACCGAGTTCCTGGGCAGTCTAGCATTCTTTTCCTTTCTAGGTATTCTGTTGTCGATTGCTGGCAACTGTTATTATGAAGCAAGGGAAAGAAAGCATCTTCTGCCGAACGCTGCAAAGTTCTGGAAGCTCTTTGCTCTTTATACTTGGGTTGTAGTTCTTGCGTGCGGAATATCCAGCACCGGATGGCTCATCTTTTCAATTATTGATTGGATAGGAATGCTGAATGAGTGAGAAGCAAAGCAAGAAGGCAAGCCTAGTTGAAGCAATGGTCAACACGTTTGCGGGCCTTGTCTTTTCGTTCGCAATACAGAAGACGCTCAATTACACCTACGACGTGGAAATGAGCAACACAGTGGCCGCGCACTTCGTATTCTGGTTCACTGTTGCGTCTGTTGTGCGCTCCTACATAATCCGTCGCCTTTGGACCAACCAATGGTGGCGTATCCTTAAACTGAAATGGCGCTATCGGAAGATTGATCCCGAGATCTGTTGCTGTGGCTGCATGATGGGCGAAGGCGGAGATATCTGTTATCACGGCGGGTGCAGAAGCGCGAAGGAGTACGCCATTGAGTGCGAAAGAGACAACTAGGTTCTGTCCGAAGTGCCAGTCCACGGCGCTCATCCTGCTGACAAGCCTAAACCAGAAGATTTGTAGTGAATGCGGGGAGCGAATCCCTTGGTACTTGGAAGAGGGGCAGAAACCCCTCCTGATAAAAACGAGAGGCAGTAATGGCGATAAACGTTCGAACTAAGGGGCAGGAGGGCGAGCGCGAAATCGCCAAGATCCTGAATGGTATTGTACGGGATGTTCGCATCTCACTGAAGCTCCCTGTATACGAGACCAACGACGAGCTATTCCAGCGCAACCAGAACCAGAGTGCAGTAGGCGGGGCGGACTTGTCCAATCCCATGGGCCTGGAAATTGAGATCAAGCGCCAGGAACAGCTTTCCGTCAATACCTGGTGGAAGCAGTGCGTGACCTCTGCTGACCGCACCAAAGGGATTCCGATCCTCATGTTCCGTCAGAACCGCAAGGCCTGGCGTATTTGCATGGAAGCTGATATTCCGTTGCAGGCTGCTGGTTCAAGCTCGTACAGTAGCCTTGGTCCCTGCCGTGTGGAAATTGACCTCGACACATTCAAGGCATGGTTCAAGTCTTACTATACGAAGTGGGTAGGAACACATGGTTAAGGTTGACATCAAGCTCCCGTTAATGAAGGCTCGCTGCGTCATACTCGTCGGGAGCTACGATGACATCCAAGGACGGATCCCCTTCGGAGTCGATTGCTTCGGCCCGGAGGGCTACCTCGCTCGCACTGCGTACAAGTACCGCGCCCACCCGAAAGACGGCTTGCCATTCACTGTGGTCATACACAGCCGCTCCGCTGCCATCTCTGTCATTGCACATGAAGCCGTTCATGCTGCAAGCTATATCCAGGACGCCATGGGTATGATTGCTGACTTTGACAACGATGAGCTCACCGCTTACACAGTTCAACATATTTGTGAGCTGTGTGAAAAGAAACTGCGAACATACGAATAGCTTGCCCCGCCCTGATTCCTTGCCTATACTCTAAGCCATATCAATATCATCGATCGATGGCGATCTCGGGGAGTATTTGGGCATGGGTCCATCACCAGCGACCGCGTGCGTGGACACGCATATCATAGAGAAAGAACTTTCAGACGAAGAACTAGCCCTTCGAATTGAGTTCGTGAAGATCTACATGAAGTGCCGCAACGCCTACAAAGCATGTTTGGCGCTGGGCTTCATGGCTGCCTACGCGGAAGACTGGGCTAAGATGTTCATGAGCGAGGGTGTAGTCCGTCGCCTAATTCTCGACGCAGAACGCCAAGAGGAAAGTGCTGAGTCCGCTCTCGAGCGACAACGGCGCTACAGGGCCTGGATGGAAAACGAGGCCACTTACTATGGGCCTGGCGCTTCACACGGCTCCAGGGTCTCTGCAATCGCCCACCTAATGAAGATGGAAGGCATGGAAGCGCCTACCAAAACTGAGGCTGAAGTAACATACAAGGGCGGCGTGATGATGGTCCCTGCACTCACTAGCCCGGACGAGTGGGGCAATATGGCAGCGAAGTCGCAAGCAGACTTGAAGGCTACTGTCAAGGAGTAGCACTGAAATTCTATTGTGATTTTCTAACGACTCATATAGTATTGTTCCTCGTACTTGTTACGGTCAGCCTCTATGGTGAGGTGGCTGCGAAGTTAAACCACCATAAGAACGGGGCTGTTAATGTGAATGATCCAGGCGAGATGTTATCCAAACTAATTGAGGCCGGCCTCGGATACGTTTGGTTCGTTGCGCTGGCCATATGGGGCGGAACAGTGAACTATCTTAGTCGCTTGAAGCAGGGTAAGGTTGAAACGTTTTCCTTCGCCGAGTTAATAGGTGAATGGGCCATTAGTGGGTTTGCAGGACTGCTGACGGCGTATATTTGCATTGAGATGGATCTCTCTTGGCACATGACAGCATTCTTCACAGGTATATCTGGCCACATGGGCGGGCGTGCTATTTTCATGTTTGAAGCATGGGCGAAGCACAAGTTTCCACAGTTTAACAAGCACCCGCACAGCCACAGACGGAAGGACGATGACAATGTTTGAGAAATCATTTGGGCGGGTGTTTCGCAACGAAGGCGGGTTCCAGAAGGATCCGAAGGACCGCGGTAACTGGACATCCGGTAAGGTAGGGGTTGGCGAGCTCAAGGGTACAAAGTTCGGTCTTGCAGCAATGACCTATCCCGAGCTGGACATCCCGAACCTGACGCTTGAGGAAGCGAAAGCTGTGTACAAGCGGGATTGGTGGGACAAGCTAGGCATGGACAAGTTTCGCCCTGCGATGAGCTACCAGATGTTCGACGCTGCAATCAATCACGGAATGCACAATGCCACTGAAATGGTTCAGCGAGCTGCTGGAGCCAAAGACGATGGCATCATTGGACCAAAGACGCGGGCGGCTGTAGCTGCTATGGACCTCAACGATCTGCTGATGCGTTTCCTTGCAGAACGCCTTGAGTTCATGACAGTGATTAGCACTTGGCCGCGTTTCGGTAAGGGGTGGGCGCGTCGTATTGCCCACAATCTGAAGATCGCTTCCCAAGACAATTGACGGAGTTGAATATGAAATCAATCAAGCTGTTCCTGGCCCTCGTGCTTATGGTTGCATTCGCACCCATCGCAATGGCCGCTGAAACCGAATCTGGCGGGTTTATGGAGATGCTGAACGCATTCTTCGACGGGTTCCCTGTCTGGCTGGCTGCGTTGACTACTGTGGTCACTGCTGCAACGGCAATCACTGCCCTGACGCCAACGAAGACGGACGACGCCATTATCAGTAAGATCCTCAAGGTCCTGAACTTTCTGGCCGGTAACTTCGGGCGGAATAAAAACAAGGACGACACGTAACATGAACTGGCTTGCGCTTCTGAAGGGGCTGCTCGCCCTTTCTAACTCGCTGACAGAGTATCTTAGAAATAAGCAACTCCTTGAGGCAGGGGAAGCGCAAGCCATTTCAGAGGGCCTTCAAAATGCACAAGATGCCATTCAGAAAGCACGTGAAGCTCGCAACACTGCTGTTCGTGAGTTTGATAAGCGTGACGGGGTGCCAGACGATGAAGACCCCAACCTCCGTGACTGACGCCGACCACGTCGCTTGCACAGCCTTCCAGCCCATTTCCTATTCCAGGGACGACACTAGGGAAACCCGACGACAGATTATTGGGCATAACGCCGCCTACGCGGCCCTGTGCGGGGATTCATAATGCTGCCCGCTGCACCACAAGACAAAGAAGACATTGATGTCGTATGGAAGCCGCTTGACGGTTCCCAAGTCCTCGCGATCTCCTGCCCCTGTAACCACATCCTATACGAAGGCACCCGCGGCCCAGGTAAGACTGACGCTCAGCTCATGTTTTTCCGTCGTTTTGTCGGGCTAGGCTACGGGCAGTTCTGGAAGGGTGTCATATTCGACCGCGAGTATAAGAACCTTGACGATCTGGTGTCCAAGTCGAAACGGTGGTATCGCCAATTCGGTGACGGGGCGAAGTTCATCAGCAGCACAAGCCACCTGAAGTGGGTATGGCCTACAGGGGAAGAGCTCTGGTTCCGTGTAATGAAGACCGAGCAAGATTACTGGAACTATCACGGGCACGAATTCCCCTTCATTGGGTGGAACGAGCTTACCAAGCAGCCCAATTCAAACCTCTATGACATGGCGATGTCCCTTAACCGGACGTCCTTCCTTCCTGAGCTGCACAGCCCGAAGAACCCCAAGACAGGCGAGCGTGAGATACTCCCTGAGATCCCGCTTGTTGTGTTCAGTACAACGAACCCTTATGGCGTTGGGCATAACTGGGTCAAGCAACGTTTCATTGACCCTGCGGGCCCTGGGCAGATTGTCAAGATTACTCGGGACGTATTCAACCCGCGTATAGGTGAGCGCGAAAGCATTACCAAGACGCAGGTGCGCCTATTTGGTTCATACAAAGAGAACGTCTACCTGTCACCTGAGTACATCCTGGAGCTGGAGTCCATTACGGATCCGAACAAGCGCCGCGCCTGGTTGTGGGGCGATTGGGATATCACGAGCGGCGGCATGTTCGACGATGTGTGGTCATCACAATTCAACATTGTTGACCCGTTCCCTATTCCTCCCGAGTGGCGTATCTTCCGTTCCTTCGACTGGGGTTCCAGCAAGCCCTTCAGCGTGGGTTGGTGGGCTGAGTCTAACGGGGACGATGTGCTGTTGCCTAACGGGCAATGGAAGTCAACTGTCCGTGGGGATTTATACCGCATTGCAGAATGGTACGGTTGGAACGGCGTGCCTAATACGGGCCTTCGGATGCTCGCAACGCAGATTTCAAAAGGCATTATTGAACGCGAGCTCAAGATGGGGTATTATGGGAGAGTGCAGCCCGGTCCCGCTGATAACTCCATCAACGATGTTGAGAACGGTGTGTGTATTGCACAGGACATGGCTCGCAAGGTTACAATAAACGGAAAGGTCTATAAGGGCGTCAAGTTCACACGGAGTAACAAGTCGCCGGGAAGCAGGAAGAACGGGTGGGAGAAGATGCGTGTTGCTATATTCAACGCTCAACCTGATGGGGGCCCGCGGGAGAATCCGGGAATCTTCGCCTTCCGAAATTGCCAAGACGGCTTCATCCGTACTGTGCCCACGTTGCCCAGGGACGTAAAGGATCCTGACGACGTTGATACAGATGCGGAAGACCACGTTGCGGATGAAGTTCGATATGTGATACTTTCTGTTGGTGATCGCTTCACTAGCGGTTCAACTACAGGTCATTTCTAGGAGGCGATACAATGGCAGCTCAGAGCGTTCATCCTTTCTATACGGTCATGCTGGACAAGTGGCAACTCGGCCGCGACAGCTACGATGGTGAGGATGCTATCAAGGGGCGGGGAACAACCTACCTCCCGCCAACATCAGGACAAATTGCAGACGGGCAGGGGAACGGTGACACCCTTGGTGACAAGGCATACAACGCCTATAAAATGCGGGCAGTGTATCCTGACATCTTCAAGGAAGCAGTGGAAGCGGCGATTGGTATCATGCACCGAGAGCCTCCGAAGATTGACTTGCCTCCTGAGCTTGAGGATATGCGGGACGACTGCACACTTCTTGGCGAGCCACTGGACATGCTGCTTCGGAAGATCAATGCCCAACAGCTGACCACAGGACGCCTAGGCCTGATGGGTGACATCAGAAGGGACCGTGATACTGTGCGTCCCGTCATTGCCGTATACAAAGAGCTTGCGATTCGGAATTGGGACGATACGTCAGTTAATGACGAAGACGTGGATGTTCGTCTTGTAGTGCTGGACGAATCCGGATACGAGATGGACGAGAACCTAGTGTGGTCACTCAAGAATAAGTATCGTATCCTGGGCCTGACGGACGACACTGGTAAGATTCAGCGGAACGGTTATTACGGGACCGCCCTGCTACAGGACAACCAGGAAGTATCGGGTGCAGTGCTAACGCAACCGAATTTCATGGGTAACACGCTCCAGGAGATCCCGTTCGTCTTTATCAACAGCAAGGATCTATCCCCATCACCCGACGCCCCTCCACTTGATGGTCTGGCGAAACTGTGTCTCGCGATCTACAGGGGCGAGGCGGACTACCGCCAGAACTTGTTTATGCAGGGGCAGGACACGCTGGTCCGTATCGGTGCGCAGGCGGACGAGGATGAAACGGTGCGCACAGGTGCGGGCGCACGCATTGACGTTCCCATTGGTGGGGATGCAAAGTATATCGGCGTCAGCTCAAACGGCCTACCTGAGCAGCGGCAGGCTCTCGAGAACGATTACTCCCGCGCCATACGGAAGAGCGGTCAGTTGCTTGACGCTACTAGCAGGGCAAAGGAAAGCGGGGACGCGCTTCGCATACGTGTGGCAGCACAGACCGCAACACTGCCGCAGATCGCTAAGACCGGGGCTGCTGGGCTGGAGCGTGTGCTCAAGGCCTTAGCGCGGTGGTACGGGGCCAACGAGGACAAGGTCTCAGTTACACCGAACCTGAACTTTACTGAGGCGGATCTTAACGGCCAGACGCTTGTGCAGATTATGCAGGCGAAGGGCTTGAGCGCACCGATCTCCGAAGAGTCCATCCATGAGTGGATGCAGGATCAAGGGTTCACGAAGCTCACCTACGAGGAAGAGCAGAAGCGCCTGGCGGGGGAGGAGCCGCCTCCCGGAACTAACATCCCAAGCCCAGCGGATCAAAACAACCCTCCCAACAATCAGCCTCCGGTGAACGACGATGGCGATGACAGCTAACGAGAAGCTCCTTGACAGCTACATCCGCCACCAGACGTATCTTCTAAGGTATGCGGGAGGCCTCAGAAATGAGGTTCTCCCCGTACTTGCCTCAACTGAGAAAAAGCTCTATGACTCGGTTGTTGAGTGGGTAGCCAAGGCTGAGGGTGATCGGACGCTTACAGGGAAGAGCGGGCGAGCATGGCAACGGGATTTCGAAGCTGTGCTCAACAGGGTGCGCCAGCCTGCTTGGGACGAAATAACTGACACAGTGACCTCGCAGATCAGCCAGCTTGCCGCTGCTGAAGCTGCCGCAGGCGCTGTTGCGATTGAATCGGCCCTGCCTGTGGTCATAGGTATGGCAATGCCTCCCGCTGCCAAGCTCCAGGCGATCGTTAACAGCCAGCCTTTCGAAGGACGCACGCTCAAGCAGTGGATGGAGCGTACTGCCCGCGCTGACGTGGACAAAATGCTCCGCTATGCAAAGATCGGCATTGTGCAGGGGCAAACACCCACTGAGATCGCTCGGGGTATCATAGGAACTCAACAGGCCAAGTACACGGACGGTCAGGCTCGCAAGGCGTTTAAGGATATTGAAAGCGTCATTCTGACTGTCACGAACGGTGTGCAGCAAGAAGCGAAACAGGCACTCTACGAAGCTAACTCGGATATTATTAAAGAGGAGTTGTTCGTAGCCACACTGGACGTCCGCACCACTATTGAGTGCGCCAGCAACGATGGGAAGAAGTTCAAGCGGGGCAAGGGACCGATCCCTCCGCTTCACTTCCGTTGCAGATCTCTTCGCGTACCTTACATCAACCCTGACAACCTTCGGAACCGGGGCTTTGACGCCAGCACAGAGAAAGAGTTGTTGCAAGAATATTCAGAACAGGCTAACATTAGCCGGGTAGCAAAACGCTCGGCTCTGCCGCGTGGGCACAAAGGGTCGTTTGACGATTACGCACGCAAACGGCGCAGAGAGCTCATCGGGCAGGTGCCTGCACAGAAGACCTATAATGACTGGCTCAAGACTCAGTCAAAAGGTTTCCAGGATCAAGTCCTTGGTCCCACTCGAGCGGAAATGTTCCGCAAGAATGAGATCAGCCTGGAAAAGTTTGTAGCTCGCGATGGCGATGTTCTTACTTTGGACGAGTTGCGCAGGAAGGGGCTGGAAGTGCCAGAAGGCTGACCCAGGCTTTCAGTGCGATAGAACCTTCACGGCGAATGGTCGCCTACACAAAACGGAGTGATTCCTATGTTTGAAGAAGAGTACGACGATTATGATTCCATCCCGCAAGCGGTCCGCCACTTGTTCAAAGAGAGCGGAGGCAAGTACGTCTTGATCCCCGCGGGTGAAATCAAAACGGCCCAGGACGTTGCAAACGTTCAGGAAGGTCTCCGCAAAGAGCGTGAGGACCACAAGACCACCAAAGGCAAGCTGGCACGCTTCAACGGGCTGGAGCCTGAGGAAGTACACGAGAAGCTGGACCGCATCGAGGAACTGGAAGCGGCGGCGGCTGGCAAGCTGGACGAAACCAAGATCAATGAAATGGTTGAGGCCCGCCTGCGCAGTAAGACAGCACCCCTCGAGCGCCAGATCAACCAGCTCACTACTGAGAAGGGTGAACTGGAAGGCGAGGTTGGTGAGTACAAGACCAAGGAGCGTCGTCGTATCATTCACGATCACATCCGCAAGGCAGCAACCGGCGCTAAGATCCGCGATACCGCGCTCGAGGATGCCCTGCTGGTAGGCGAGAACGTGTTTGAGGTGGACGAGTCCAATCGTGTTATCACCAAGGACGGCGTTGGCGTGACCCCTGGCGTTGAGC